GTTCAGGTTGATGAGTTTAGGCAGCCCGCTGTCGCTCGCGTCCGTCGCGAATACGTTGTCGTTGACCACGTCCGGCGTGACGGTACCAACCCCGGTATTGACTATCAATCCAGGCGTGTCTGGCAGGTACCAGTCGCGGTGATCGGTGAGCGTGGTCGCGTTCAGCGTGCCGATATAGTTAGTCTGCTTCCACTTGATTGATTCGGAGATCCACAATCGAATCCAGCGCAGGACCGAGCTGCCCAGCGAGAAGGATGCATCGGAATTGGGCCTGAAGTCGGATGTCGGCTTTGACTGCCCGTCCTTGGTCAGGCTCGCGGCGATCCCGTCTCGGAGCTCGTCGTCGTTCTCGTCGTGGCGAGTGGCGAGAATCTTGATCGAGGCGTCCCGGTCGTTGGTCCAGTCCTTGGTGCGGTTGAAAACGCCATTCCCATCCCATGTCACAGTACAGAACCCCTTTTGTAAGCGAGCGCGAATGATGACCAGTCCAGGCCAGAGGTCCCGGTCGAGAAGCGCAGCCGCAGGCCAAAGTTGAAGCCAACCCCGCCAGCGGAGTGCCAGTTGTCGAATGCACGGCTCTCAGCCGGCCAGTCGGTTGCATCCCAGTCCGATGTATCCCAGAAGCCACCAGCACCCTGCGATGGTGTCTTGCCGGTGATCTCCGGGCGCATGACGTTGAAGTCCGTTGCGATGTCCACGGTGTAAGAAATCTCTCCATCCGCCCCGCCCAGCAGCCGGCACAAGGTCAATTCCTTCTGCTGCCCGCGCTTCTGCAGGTAGTTCCACGCAGGTTGTCCAACGAAGTTGATCGCCCTAGAGGCGTCCGAGGTGCCAGAGTCTGCCTTGTAGACGATGCCCCCGGCACCCCCGAAGTACAGGGAATCGTTGTAGACCGCCCAGCAACGCGCCTGCAGGCCCGTCCAGCGGCACCAGGCGCCAGTCGCTACGTTGACCACATGCTGCTGAAACTCAGCCCCTGACAGCGGCGCATTAAAGATGCAGCACGTCCCCAGAGAGTGCCGCGGATAAAGTATCGCCTGCCAGCCGTAAGTCGCAGAGTAGGAATTCAACGCCTCAGAGACTGCCCCTCGGATCTTGGCCGACAGGGCGAAATCGGCTTCCTTGGCCTGGCCATCAGAGAGCACCTTGGACAACGGCAGGTAGCCTGAGCGCGTAATTATCCACAGGTCCCCGGCAACCTTGGCATAGCCCCTGATCGACAGCGGAGAGCCCATGGCGAAGACACCCAGCAGCGCCCAGTCCGCAGCGTCGCCGGGGTTGGATCCCTGGTAGACCAGCACGTCTCCGGAGGTGAGCGCGAACACGGCCAAGTCATCCATGCCGCTGCCAGAGTCACGCGTCCACGTCGCCATGAACTGCAGATTGCCCCCGGTCCCCTGGACCCGCCCGAGCGGGAACTTGGTCAAGGTGCCGCCCAGCGCGTTGACCGAGGAATACCAGAAGTTCTGGCTGCGGTTGTCCCAGAAGTAGCTGCGGTTCTTGTAGATGTTGATGCCGATCAGGTTGGCCGCCGTGAGCCCGGAGCCCGATATCGTCATCGCCGTCACACCCGACCCGTCGTATTGCTGCGGCGGATCCTGGCCGTTCACAAGGCCCATGCGCGCGCCGTTGTTGGCAGAGTCGAACTGCGCCCACTGCCATTTATCCGACGTGAAGCCGGTTTTAAGCGACGTGCCAGTACCAGCCGCCGATACGTCCCAGATCTTGCCGTCCGCCGCCGCAATCATCTTGCGAAATAGCCCTGCGTTGAACTCGGCCAGGGTGAACACCGTCCCGGTCATCCCCGTAGCGTAGGAGATCGAGCCACGCCGAGTCGAAACCTTGCCAAAGCCCGGGAACAGGTTGTCGAGCGCGACGGCGTCCTTTTCGTCCATGTTATCGACGCTGTCGCGCGCGTTCCACCCCCCGACGGGAGCAGGAACGACGTGCGCGCTCGCGGCCGATGACCGATTTGGCTTAAGTCCGATCACCCTGGGAAGTTCCCTTCAGGGATGTGCATCCGCCAGTCGATCAGGTACCTTGACCCCAGGTTGATCGCGCCAGCCCCCGTTTCGGCCCCGAATACGGTCTCGAGGTGTTGGTCATACTCTTTCCGGGACTCGGCATAGTCCAGCCCCTTGGCGTAGCGGAACCGCCAGATCCCTGACAGTTCGATCAGCTCCTCTGGCAGGATTGCAACGTCCGTGTCCGATGTGAAAGAAGCCTTGCGCGCGCCCCCGTCGGCCTGAACCCAGGCCGTCGACGTGTATTCGAACACCAGGGTACAGACGTCCGTTGGCGTCGGGTCCAGAAAGAACTTTTTCACCCCATCAAGGGCTTTGATGCGAAAACTCTTGCGCGAAGTGGCCACCGCAACGATGGCTGACTTCCTGACTTGCCACTCCTGAGGCGTCAAGCCGCCGCGGACTTGCCAGTAGTTGTTGCGATCCCAGACCGTATCGGCGAGCAGTTCCGTGAAGTCAACCGGCAGGTCATAGCTCGCCGTCCCGGCGACCGTATCGAACTCGTATTCGCGCTGCAGGACCGGCCAGGACTTGCGCGCCAGATTCTGTCCAGCCCGGTTCACGATGCGCAGCAGCTGCCTGGCGGTGCGGTCCTGGCTGCCAGCCACGCTCGTGGGCGCCGATACACCGACCTCCTCGGCGATCGTCTGCACGATAGAGAGCATGGTCACGGGACAGGCTCCTTACGTGGACGGCCAGGCGGGCGGCCGCGGCGCTTCACCACAGGAGCAGCCTGCGCCTCGAGCAGCTTGGCAACCTGTGCCTGCATGGCTTGCATCTGAGCCTGCATAGCGGCCGTTTTGGCCCGCTCCACGGCCAGCGCCTGCTCTAGCTCGTGCGACTGGACCGAAGTCTTCCCCAGGAAGGCCTTGGCCTTGGCCTGGAGCTCGCGCGCGCCCATCCCAAGCCCCTGCAGACCGTCATCCCCCAGACTGGCCAAATCTTCGACCGTCCGAATGCCCTTCAGGCGCATCATCTCGATCGACGAGGGTCCTAGCCCGAGCATTTCTACCGGCGTGCCACTGACAACAGCTTCCACGCCCTTCTTGAACGCCGCGTAGGCGTTGGGGAATCGCTGCTTGTCCTCGTCGGTGACTTCTCTCCAGAACACTTGCTTGTCCTGGCCCTTGACCAGAATCCTGACGTATTCGCGGTCTTCGTAGACCGGCCGGCCGGCCTCGTGCGACTTGAAGCCCATCAGTTTGGGCTCGACCTTGAACGTCGCATAGCAGGCCTTGTCATCGACCGTGGCTCCCGGCAGGAAACTGGTAAAACTGGCGTCGCTTTCAACGTCAAGCTGCATTTTGCTTTGGCTCCCAATGGTCGATGATCCAGCTTATCAAGCCGTCCCCGTGAACCGTGATGTTGCAGCCCATGTCCAGCAGCAGCGGCAGGAACGCCTGAAAGTCTGCCGCTTGCTTCGCCATCCACCGTCCGCACAGGAACGTGCGCCCCGCGCAGATGATCTCTAGCGTGGCTTCGTCGTCGTTCAAGGGCTGCGGGTAGGCGTGATGTGTTCCCCGGTAGCAGCTATCGAAGCCATACAGATGCAGCTTGCGATAGCCCCAGGAGGCGACCAGACACATGGCCTTGAGGCCCACCGTGTTGCCCCCGCCGATAATCGCCACGGGCTTCTCGATCGTGCGGCAAATGCTCTCTGCGTCAGGGTGGAATCCAACCCACTGGACCACGTCGTAGCCCTCTAGCGCTTCGAAGACACTCGGATGACACTGGGAAGCCACCAGGTAGGTTGTTTTGTGGTGCGGGCGCAGGAACTGGATATTCTCCGGTCGCGCGTCGAGCAGGACATGGAACTCTGGCCGAATCCCGCGCTCTGCGAGCCACGCATAGGTCCCGTTCAGCGCATAGATGTGCCCGCCGCGATCGTGGCGCTTGCGCAGGAATGGCAGCTCTTCGACCAAGCTTGGTCCCCCGCCGACCAGCAGTGCCTCTCCAGCGTGCGGGTCCATCCCTAAGAACATTTTGGTGTCACGCTTCAGGTTGTCAAGCGTCTGCTGGTGCATCACCTCTAGCGGGGTGTTCAAGCCACGCACCCAGCGCGGCTGCCCGATGCCGCCTATCTTCCACACCAGAGGCACCCAGCGGTCCAGCACCTCGTGCGGGCGCGGCTCCCCGTGGAAGCACACGATTGAGGTGTTCACGCTCGGAATCCAGTCGATTGCGTCGCGCTTGTAGCTGACGATTTGCTCGGGATACAGGTCCTGCAATCGAACCGTCGTCTCGTCAGCGAGGCGCACGTGCTCAATCCATTCCTGGTCCCCACCCGGTAGGATCGGCCGGCCAGCATCGTTCCACTGCTCCCAGATGTATGAATGATCCCCCCGCCAACGCATCACCCCAGAGCCAAGCCCTTCCCAGCGGTAGAAGTCCCGAAGGCAGGCGAAGTCAGCATCGCACTCGGCTAAGAACTCCAGCGGCCCGGTGATGCAGGTATCTAGGTCCAGGTACAGAACATCGTCCCGCAGGCACTCGAATAGATACAGCTTGTTCCACCAGCCATTGAGGCCTGGAGCCGCGATGCAGTCGATTCCCTTGATCGGCTCATCGGTCAGGCAAACGAAGTGGAACGGAACGCCTAAGTTGCGCCCGACCATGTCGCGCAGGGTCTTGACGTACTCGACCCCTCGACCCTGGTAGTTTCCAACGTTGCAGCAGGCTACTGTCAGCATGCGAACACCTTGTCTCGATGAACCGTGGCCACATGCTTGTATCCCATCCGAGAGAGCATCGCATAGGACTCCACCAGAAGCGCCTGATCGGCCAGTCCGTTGTCCTCCAGCGAGATGACGGGATGGAAGCGGGCCAGCGTGGAGCGGGCTCCGAACAGGGCTTGCGGTTCGTGGCCTTCGATGTCCAGGTAGATCAAATCACACTCCTGGAGCCCAAGAGAGTCGATCGTCATCATGGGGAAGATTCCAGGCCCGTTGACAGTATGCTTGCCCACGTTCTCCGGGAATCTCTCCATGCCGACCATCGTTGGCTTGTCGCCCAATGCTGCCTGCATTCTGATTATGTTTTCTTTCAGTCTCGTATTCCAGGCCAGGCAGCAGAAGTTCTGCGAGTCCGGCTCGAATGTGTAGACTGTCTTGAACAGCTTTGAAAGGTAGTTGGGCCACAGGCCGACGTTGCCGCCGGCCTGCACCACAACATTTCGACTCCGGCAGTACCCCAGGACAAGGTCGATGTCTCTGACCTGCTCCTTGATGACAGGAACGCACTCAACGTCACTGGCGGGTACTGCAAGCCCGGAGTCGAACTTGAACATTTACGGCGCCGGTGTCGGGAAAGCTTCCGTCATGATGAATGCAGTCTTGGCCGCACCCGATGCCGTCGCTGTATCCGTCAACACGATGCCGTTGACCAGAGTCTGCGTGGCAGAGGTATCGTCCAGGAATCCAGCGGTTGCCGTGGTATACAGCGCCACAGCAGGCAGGCATGCATTCTTTGCCCGCACCGATAGAATGTTGTTTCCGCCCTGCGTTGCAACCCAGCCATACTGGCCTGAGGCAAAGGCAACCTGCGCAACGCCGATCTTGCGACCGGCATCCGCGTGCGCTTTCGTGAGCAGGTTGGCAGTGAAGTTGAAGTTGACCCCGACTGCCGAAAACGCCGGAATGGCTTCACCCGCAAGAACGTAGAGCCACTTGCTGTTTCCTTCTCCGCGGGCCTCGTCTCCTAGCGCTGCATCCGACGCGCTGCTGGGAACATCTAGCTTCACGCCGAGAGGGCTATAGATCTTGATTGGCATGATTGATCCCCTATGCTTTCAGCACGCCTTGCAGCAGGAAGTTGCTGCAAGTCATGTTGCCAGCCCAGCACATCAGTTGCACGATTGCGTCCTGGTTCAGACTCTGCACCTTTTCCAGAGGCGTGAAATTACGCTTCGGGCTGTAGCGAAGATACAGGAAATCCGTATTCAGGAAATACATGTGCGATGCAGGAATGCCGCTGGAATCCTCGTACACGACCTCCGACCCGGCATAGTCCAGCGACTTGTAACCGGCCGAACCCTTGTCGCTGGTAGTGATCCGCTGGATAGCCTGGAGTGAATCCCAGAACTTGCCGTAGTAGATCGCATCTGCCACCAGCAGGTCGGGCTTGTCAGGACCTCGGGTAAGCTGGATGTAAAGGCGGTTCATGTACGTCTGGATATTGGCCGCAGTCACCGCCGTGCCGCCATCCGATGACGCATCGAATACCTTGTTGCGCGCGAATGTCCAGGTAAGGCGATCCACCCCGCCCACCGTGCCCGACGTAGGCGTGTCTGCAACCAGCAGTTGAAGCCCGCCGATTTCCTTGCCACCGTTGCCCGTCCCGGTCGCGTAGCAGCCGACTGTGACGTTGTTGCGCATGGTCCGCTCGGAATTCTTGATGCGGGTCTCGAGCAGGTCAATGACTTGCTCTTTGCCGGTGTTCTGGACGTCGATCTCCAGACCAGAGGCACTGACCGAGCTGGCGCCCTGCTTCCAGTTGTACTCAAACGCGGTGATTACGTCGGGCGGGGTAACGGTGATCGGTTCGTATCCCGAATACCATTGCCAGTTGCCCTCGGCATATTCGACTTCCTGGATAATGGTGCGTCCAGTAGCCGGCTTCCACGCCCCTTTTTCGCGCAGCTTGCTTAAGAGCGCGTTACCTTTCGATACCGCGTCCGCGACCTTGCCACTGCGATTCCGGAGCGTAGTCGTGATAATTTCGCTCAGATTCGGCGAAGCCATCGTGAACTACTCCTGTATGTAAATTGGACATCACGACCCCCATGCGGATTCGAGATCCGCGCGGATGCTGTCGTGCTTAGGGGTGAGTTTCGCCCCGCCTTGTCCCTTTACATCGAATCCAGCGCGTCTGGCCTCGTCTGCCTTGCGTTTGCGTTCTTCGGTCGCATTGCGCGCCGCGGATTCGCTTAGCTTGGCTCTGGTGACGGGGTTCGAGTGTACGGCCCTATCGTAGATGTCCTGCAAAGCCTGGACTGTTACGGATTCCCCTCTGGCCTTCTTCCCGTTGATGATGATAAGCATGTCGTCCAGCACATCATCGAGAAGCGGATAGCGGGGCTGTCCCTTTTCGTCCTTGCCCTGTGACCAATCGTTGATGGAAGCCTCTAGGGTTTGCATCTGTGTATTGCTTTGCTGACTGCCGAAGCGCTGCAGTTGCTGTCGCATCATCGCAACCTGCTGGTGCAACGCTTGTACTTCCGGTGAGACTTGCTGTCCCTGGCCGGCCTGCGCTAACTGGTTTAGATCCACTCCCATGCGCCGCGCTAATTGCTGCAGACCCTGTGCCGGGTCTCGCTGGATCGCCGCGTGCATGTTGGTTAGGTACTGAATCGCGCCGAAATCGTCCATTCCCATCATTTGGTAGGACTGACGATGCGGCGCTAGGATCTGCTGCAGGCGTCCCCAGTTTTTCTGAAACGGGGCATACTTGCCCGTCAGGTCGGTGACACCCTTGGAATACTGCTTCTCGCGCTCTAGCAAGAACTGTTGCCAGTCGCGATCGGCCTTGCTGAATCGCTCCTTGACCGTCGATGGCCAGTGCTCGTGCGGGCTGAGAGGCTCAAGTGCTGGCTCTGGCTCAACCGATTCAACCGGCTCGCCGAACGTGTCAACTTCCGGCGTTCCATCGACCGCCGCGCCCAGATCTTCTCTCAGGTCATCACTCATCGCTATTTGTCCAGAATGTTGGATCGGTCTTGTCGGGTACCCGGCTGGCTATCTCCTCGGGAGACGGCGGCGCCATCGAGCGGTCATCGCCCACTTCTACGAAGCCGTTTCGACTCAGAAACGCTCTGTGCTCGTCCTGGCTGCGGATGCGCATCGTCTTGCCCGCTTCCTTATCCCACGCAACCGTGGTGTAGGGCGAGAACACCTTGACGAACGTTGGAGTAATGACCAAAGGCATGATGCCGTGACAGGCAGGACCGTCATGCCGCTCGGAGATCGAGCGGAAGGCCTCGGCCTTCGATCCGCAGTGCGTGCACGCGTAGGAAAAAATTGGCACTGTCAAATCCTAGTGTTAGCGTTCACTACTGTCAATCTTGGGATGCCGGCAGAACCTGTGTTCATAGACGTCCTTGTACTTGCCCTCGGGCACGGCCTGCCATTGCATGTTGTATCGCTTGTCAGGCCCCCCGGCGCACAGTGGAATGACGTGGTCTACCACCCAGCCAGGACAAGGCCCAGGCGATCCGGTTGCGGGACATGGATGCTCGTACACGAACGCGGACCGCTCGGCCCTGGAGCGCTCTACAGCGTCGCAGGGAAGCGCGACGGCAGCGAGCAGAAGCAGTGCTATACGCATGTCAGTACCTGCGCCCCAAGTCCA